AACAATACGCTAGTCCGGGCTGGGGAAAAGGTCAAAGATCCTCGCGCACATACACGAGGCTATTCTAAGTATTTCGAGGAATGGTGGAAGCTCAGGCAGATTGGTTCAGTAAAGCAAGAGAAAAATAAGAAGCAAAAAGAGAAGTTGATGAAAGAATATCTTCGGGTGTTTCGTCAGACCGAATCGACCATTCGTCAGGTTGTCGAGTTCCAGAGTCACATTCTTGACTCAAAGAATCTTATCGTCAACAAGCTAGATACGGGTGCGCGTCGAATGGCAAAGACATTCATCAAGACCAAGACCGGATACAAGGTAACACCTGACGAAGGCTATGTGGTTGTTGATAGATTGAAGGGAAATGCAGTCAAACTTGTGGATAGATTGGAATTTTCGTATAATAACTTTTCTGCAATAAAAAATTGGGATAAATAGATATATGAAAAAAATACTAGTTGCATTACTATTATGTATGATGTGGTCTTCGGAATCCGAAGCGGCTTCGGCAGATGCATCATCTGGCACCAAATGGGTGACCAATTATCCAGGAGAATATAATTCAACTTGGCCAGGAGCCCCATTTAGGACGCTTCCTGTTAATAGTAATGGGATACAAGTTTTGAGAGCCGGCCAGCGGGCATATTTTGCAATAAGGCATGATATTACTGACAATGGAGCAGCAGAAACCGTAGCTCCTGGTTTGTGGGGACCTTGTGCTTGTGATGGTGGATGTGATGATGGATTCGACTGGGCTGGAAATCCAAACTGTTCACACAAATGGTATAAAATACAGCACGATGACGCGATTGATGCCGAAGTAGAATGTGCTCCTGGAAAATATTCCCCTGAGGGGAATAATCCTCTGTATTTTACAGAAGGTCAATCAACGGGTCATGATGATACAGTAGCTCAGACTAATACTTGCACAACAGGGCCTTTGTTTATTGCTTCTGATTATGCCATGGTATGTCTAACTAGTTATCATCCTGTAGCTGCCTTGGTGGGCGGCTCGGGAGCTTTATGGGGGAGTAGTAGACAGTATGCTTATGCAGCGGGTTATTTCGCAATTATATGTTCTGATAATACATGCTCCTATAAAAAGTCAATTAATACAAGAAGGCCCATACTATCAAAATGGCCGCCAGTAGGTAGTTATGGAAGTGGCACCGCAGAATCGCCGGCGCCCGAAGGAAGTTGTACGACATTTAATTTAAATGACGCGCTCCCGCTCTCCGATCCGACACTCGATCTCCCGACTGGCGACCCCGATCCGTTTGAGAAGAAAGGTTTAAATTATGGAGGCCAGACCATATATTTTAGTAGTCATGATAGCGGGTTGCCAACCGTAGGAGATGGAATTTCTTGGGCAGATTGGGTTGATGTAATAACAATAGTAGGAATGCATGACGACGAAGTTCAATAAAAAATGAACATTTAAAAGGAAGTTAAAAAAATGAGACAACTATTAACAAAACTATTTTTAATTGCAGGGGCCATTGTAATATTGCCTAATGTGGCCATTGCTGCCGCAGGGGATGCCGTTGCTGCGAATAAATGGATGTATTCAATACCAGATTCTACTGAAATGGAAGATGCTACTGCCGACCAACCATCCGCTGCGAATGTTGTTAAGGCCAGAATTGTTCCCATACGCGGAGGCACCCAAAGTATCAAACGACACCAAAAGTTCTATATGTCATTTCATGCCAAGGCTGCGGATGCCGCCGACAAATATCGGGTTAATCAAAGTGGGACATCAGTAATTTGTACTGTTGGAACTGATTGTGTTTCTGCTCCTTTGTTTATTGCATCTACGAGCGCATTAATTTGTATGGATGAGGATATTGGTGGCACTGGAATGACAGGAGACCAAGAAATATATGTTCGTTTTTGTGCCGATTCAACTTGCGCCGCGGCGGCGACAGTCAGACCTGCCCCTCCGTTAAACCAGGTGGCGGCCACGCTTGGAGATCAGTGTGGAGAGATTGGCGGAGGTAGTGAAGGATTCGACCAACTTAACACAGGTGGACAATGGATTAGTGTAGAATTATTTAGTGCTTCTGACAATGCTGCTAATGAAGATGTTGTTGTCTGGGTAGTAGGCCAGTAAACAATGAAATCCTTCGACGAATGGCAAGAAGAATCTGAATTAGAAACTGTAGACGAAGCCTTGTCCCTATCCCAACGCATGAAGATGGGAAAGAGAATGGCAAGGATGAGCAGTAGGATTCAGAGAAAGAAGGCCATCAAACAACGAAGAATGGCCGACCGCGACCAGTTGACAAAACGAGCGATTCTTGCAGCCCGGAACATTCTCACCAAAAAGCTGATGGGCGGAAAATCAAAATCTCAACTATCCATCACTCAGAAGATTATAGTCAGCAAGAAGCTAGAAAAGAAATCCGCACTCATCAAGAAGATTTCAAAGAAATTATTCCCAAAAATCATGAAGGCTGAAAAGGAAAGACTCAAGGCTTTTAGGACTAAGGGTAAAGAAATAGAAACTCCGGGACAGACCAAGAAATTATAATGAAATCTTATAGTCAACTAATACATGAGGTTGCTCAAGAGGACCAACAACCCATTATTATGGTTGACTTGGATGGTGTGCTAGTGGATCTGAACAAAGGTGTCAAGGGTTTGACTGGAGGGTATGATCTTAATACCTGGAAGGCCAGAGGAAGATCCATGGCCAACAAGAAAGGTCAAGTTCCTCAAGAGGTGTCAAATCAGACATTACATAATATGATTACAGATGCCGGCCCAAAGTTCTGGGCAGATTTACCTTGGATGAGAGATGGAAAAAAGCTCTGGAGGTTTCTTAAAAACCACGAAGTTCATGTATTGTCTGCATACCGAAGACCTAAAAATGATCCAAAGGCATTCAGCAAGAAGGGAAAAGAGGTATGGGTCGCTAAAAACTTAAAAATCTCTCCTGCAAAAGTCCATTTGGTTGTTCGTGACCAGAAGAAAGACTATGTTACATATAAAGGAAGACCCGCAATACTCGTTGATGATTATGCAAAGAATATTGATGAATTTAAAGGCCAGGGTGGCACGGGGATTATTCATACGTCTGCGGCAAATACAATCTCAAAATTAAAGAAATTGGGTTTTAAGTAACTCAAATACATAAATAGTAACTACATATAATGTAAACCGGTAAGCCCAAGGGAAACCCGAGAATGCAGAAGCGCAAGAAGACATATCAGGACCTCACCTTGAATGAGGCCAAAACAGATTCCATTGTCCTAGCCTGGGGTAGATTTAATCCCCCAACCACAGGGCATGAAAAATTAATCAAGGCTGTTGTTTCAGAAGCAAAGAAACGCGGCGCTGATTATCGCATCTATCCTACAAAATCGAATGATCCAAAAAAGAATCCCCTCACCTTCAAAGAGAAGGTCCGGTTCATGCGGAAGATGTTTCCGCGGCACGCCAGGAAAATCTCTTCGGATGAGGGGATTAATACGTTAATCAAGGCTGTTCAAAAACTTGAATCAGAAGGATATAAGAATCTGACACTCTTGGCTGGGTCAGACCGAATCAATGAATTCAAGACTCTCTTGAACAAGTACAACAAGAAAGAATATACGTTCGATAAAATTGATGTGGTGAGTGCAGGAGAGCGTGATCCCGACGCAGAAGATGTGTCAGGAATGAGTGCATCGAAAATGCGTGCTGCTGCTGGTAAAGGCGACTTTGCTAGTTTCAAACAGGGCGTGCCCAATGCAAAGATTGCCAAGCCTTTGTATAATGCTGTTCGTAAAGGTATGCAAGTAAACGAACGATTTGAACAAGACGGCATTTTTGAATATGTTGAATTTTTGAACGAAGACGAAGGTGGGGTTATTGGTCCGCGCTTTAACAGACTCTTACGATTCGGGTTGGCTCCTGGGGGCACAGGAGATATTCCTCTCACCAAGCGAGCCTTTAGAGATTTTGAAAAGGCCGGAACAAATCCACTACTACGAAATAAAATTTTTGCGAGTCTTGATAGAGTCTTTGATTATATTTTAACCGACGAAATTCTATATCATAGGTTTTTACTTTTGCTACATCGCAAATATATCTTTGGAGAGGGGACAGGTACCATGAGGTTTCAAGAACTCAAACATAAATTAGAAGAGGCCGACCAGACTTCACCTCTCTCAACCGCAGACGACCATCCAGAGAAGATGAATTTTGTGGCTAGGTTTCCATCGGCGGAATATACTAATGCGTTTATTTCCGATATAGAGAAAACTGGCCTGATTGATATTTCATGGAAATCTGGAGATGGTACAGAAGTTCAATTCTATGTTCGTAAGTCTAGCGCAGGGCAAGAAGCTCCTACGAGTTCGGACGATGCATTAGTAAAGCAAGTCGATAGAATGAACCGATATTCTGGTCATGACACTCCTCAATTTGGTGCCGAAGCTAGAGTCGTTGACCTTGTAATGAAGCATGGTGGTAAGATCAGTCGATTCGATGGTGATGTTCGCGAAGGGCTAGAGGACGAACCTTATAGTAATGAAGTAGATAAATTACTAGAAGGGCTTCTCAACAAGTCATGGAAGACAGAAATTGCCTATGACATTTTATCTGAAGTATATCTACGAGGATTGGATTCGTGGGAAGAGGATTGTAATAAGAAAAATTCAACAACCCCAGACCAATGGGCATATGCGCGAGTCAATTCGTTTGTGGCTGGAGGTAAGGCTCAGAAAGAAAATGATGCAGACCTTTGGGAAGAGCATCTCCAAAGAGAAGATGAACCGCTTTCCGAACTAGATGAAGAATTCCTTGCCGAACTTGGTACAGTAGGAAAGGTTGCTGTTGCTGGTGTTGCATATCATCTATGGAAGAAGCGGCAGCAAAAGAAGAAGGACCAGGCCGCGGCTAAAGCCAAGAAGCCTGAGGAGCAAAAACCAGATGAAAAAAAGAAGCCTGGTAATTGGCGTTCTCAAGTTGATTGGGAGAAGAACGAAGAGTATTATGACATTAACGAATCTTTCGAGTTTGAAGTTTATGACATTGATGAACGATTTGAGATGTTCGCCTCAGAAGAACATGGAGCAGGCGACGAGGCCACAACCAAACTACGCAAGAAATATACAAAGGATACTCCTGGGCAGGGTGTTGACGAAAACATAGAAAACCCATACATGCGCCGTGCATCAAATCGGCAGCAGGCTAATATGGCACGAAAGACTGGCCCTCCAACAAAAGAACAGATGCGTAAAAGAGTCGCGCAGACGAAGAAGCCCAGAAAGGTCATTTCTCCTGAACTGAAAGCACGCGAAGCGGCTGCAAGAAAAGCAAAGAGAGAACGAATAAAGAAGGGCGAATCACCGTATAGGGCTGGCAGCGATTATGCCCTATACGATAGCGTAGAAGAAGCTCGCCTTACTCCAGCTCAGCGATTCCTAAAGAAGAAGGCCGAAGCTCAGGTTAAGAAGGATGATCCGAAAGCCTTTGAACCTGGGGCTAACAGGTATCAAAGACCAACATCGAAGCATGTTGGAATAATCAGAGACCGAGAAAAGGCCAAGAAGAAGGCTGAAGTCGATGAAGGTCTTTTGGGTGGAGCTGCGAAACTAGCAAAAAAGGCTGTGGTTGGTACTGCTAAAGTAGCGGGCAAGACTGTTGTTGGAGCAGGAAAACTTGCCGGCAAGGGAGCTGTTGGTGCCGTCAAAGTTGCCGGTAAGGGCGTTGTTGGAGCAGGAAAGCTCGCAGGTAAGGGTGCTGTTGGTGCCGTCAAAGTTGCCGGTAAGGGAGCAGGGAAAGCAGTCGTTGGGACTGCCAAACTCGCAAAACAAGCCGTAAGTTCAAAGGGTCGTTTAGATACTGCAAAGCGCAAAACTGATGGTATGAAAAATAAGATTGCACTACAAAAGGCCAAGCAATTTAAAATAACAGCCCGAGATAAATTACAAAAAGAACGAGAAAAGACCAGAAAGCTACAGATGACGAGTAGGGGCATTAAAACTGAAGAAGCTCCTCCCTCTGACAAGGCTGAGAGGTTTATTAAGAAGAATAAAGAATCGTTTAAGGATAAATATGGAGACCGGTCTAAAGAGGTTCTCTATGCAACTGCATGGAAAATGCACAATAAGCATTGGAAGTCTAAGGAGTAAATAATATGTTTGGTAAAAAATTAGTTTCAGATGCGCTGCTTGCCACAGTCAAAGAAGTCACATCAGGAGAGCAAATAGACTCAACTGGTAATCAACTTTTGGTTGGTAATGGGGTTACGGTTCAAGAAGGACCCCATGCAGGAAGGACTGGAATGATTTCTGGTTTCCATAATACTGGTCGATCAGAAGTTCAGATTGACCACGGCCCTAGCGTTGCACTCTATAACGAAACGCTGTTGAATGAAGGTGGAATGTTTACAAAAGGAAAGGGATTGATTGACCCAAAGGGAGGGTAT